CTATGCAACATCGGTTCTCTAAATTGAATTTTACTTACTTGAAGATTTTTATATCTAGTAATATCAACCTCTAATCCATTAATATCAAATATTCTATTATTTAACGAAGCTGCTACTTGTTTTTCTTCTTCAATTTCATCTGCAAAGCCAAATTCTACTGCTTCTTCTGCTGTCATCCATGTTTCTGCATCCAGCAGTTCAACTATACTTTCTTTCTCCATTCCAGTCTTATCTTCATATACTGAAATCATGCTTTCTCTTACTTTATCCAGATCATCAGCTAATTTTCTAAAATCTTTTGCATTCCCCATAGCAAAAGACCAAGGATTGTGAACCATAATCATTGCATTTTTAGGCATTTTAACGTTATCTCCTGCCATAGCAATTATTGAAGCTATACTCGCTGCAAGTCCATCCACATAAACATTAACTGCTGCACTATGCCTTTTTAGCATTGAATATATCGCCTGTCCTGCAAACACATCACCGCCGCCGCTGTTTATATAAACATTTAAAGTTTTAATATCTCCAAGTAAATCTAATTCTTCCTTAAAATTTTTAGGTGTAACTTCATCTCCCCACCAAGTGGAGTCACTTATATCCCCATATAAAAGCAGTTCTCCTTCATTACTATTTTCTTTTGCATTAAATGTCCAGAACTTCTTACCTTTACTCATGTTTTTCACCGCCCTTTGAAATCATTTCATATATTTGCTCTGCCACCTCTTTGTTCTTATTTTGTGTATCAGTAGAATCTGCTTCACTCATATTTAAAGGCTGTAAATATATATCTCCATTTTCAATTGGGTCCATATTTTCAAGTCTTCTTATATCATTTACACTAAGCCATCCCCACTGTCTGCCCTGTGCATAAGCTGAAGCTCTAGTCTGGGCATCTCCTCTTAAAAGTGCATCTACCTTGAACTCGAAGTATCTATTTTTCATTTTTGATTCATTTGAAAGCAGTTGCAAATTCAAATTTTCTTCCCATCTTTTAAACCAGGGGAGCATTGTATAAACAATAAACTCTAGGCTCTGGTGTTCTATGTTATTGTTGGTTGATCTTGTTAAATCCTGTACCAAATGAAGTGGTATCCTAAATATCCTACATACATCTTCTATCCTAAATCTCTTGGATTCTAAAAACTGTGCATCAGTAAGTTTCATAGTAACTTCTTTAAACTGACCGCCACCCTCAAGAATCATTGGTACTCCTGCATTGGAAAGGCCCGTATAATTTTTCTTTATGTCCTTTTTTAATCTCTTAAAAGCTTCGTCTCCCAGCTCATTAGGATACTGAAATATTCCACTTGTTGATGCCCTGTTAAGATAAAAATTTCTTTCAAATTTGTCTTGGGATAATCCAATATCAATAGTTAATGCCGCATAAGTTAGAGGTGTTACTCCTATATAACCATCCAAAGTTAAACCTGGAATATGTAATATTTCATCTCTTGTTTTTGGCTCAGTTTTACCATCAATAAAGTAAAGTAGCCTGCCTGTATTTTTATCTATATCAATCCTTACTCTATTCCATAAAACTAGGTCTGAGTTCTAACAAATCACCATGGAGATTGAATACCTTCTGGGCTATAAAGTTTCCGCCTAAGTTCATATTACTCATTCCTGTTTCCTTAAACTGCCCCGGTGTCATTTCTGGATTGGGTGTATAATGCATTAGCTGATATTCTGGAGCATCTGTAACTTGGACTCTATTGCCTTTACTGTCTTTCTCATATAAAAACTATAGGACAACTAGCAAGAGTTTCTGAAAGCACCCTATTACAAGCAAAAACTGCTGTAAAACTCATAGCTGTATTAGCATCTATGGTTGAATTATCTGCTGTAGGAACATCTTCGCCAGCTAAAAAATCCTGAGAATATTTCTTCAGGACTTCAAACAATGCATTCTGTGAAGTAAGAAAAAGCTTACATCTATCTATAAATTTCAAAACATCACTTCCTAATCAAGTAAACTTCTCATTCCTCTTTTTCATAAACTGATTCTTTAGATTCATGTCTTATTCCCCTATCAAGAGCCATTATTAAAGCAACAGCTCCATCTATTTTTTCAGTGGACTTTTCTTTATCCGGCTTTATGTTTCCTGCTGGATCTGTTCTTACAAATATGTTATCCATCATCCAGCTTAATACAGGATGTCCCCCATGAGCTATTTTCTGTTCTAGAGTTATTTTCATAAGTTCTTTTGTTGGTGGGCTCATATCCTTATATCCTTGTCCAAAAGGAACTACAGTAAAACCTAAGCCATCTAAGTTCTGAACCATCTGCACAGCTCCCCAGCGGTCAAAGGCTATTTCTTTTATATTAAATTTTGTTCCAAGTTCATCTATGAAGTTTTCAATAAAGCCATAGTGAATAACATTTCCTTCTGTAGTTTCAAGAAAGCCTTGTTTTTTCCACACATCATAGGGAACATGATCTCTTTTTACTCTAAGTTTCAAATTATCTTCCGGTATCCAGAAGAAAGGTAAAACATAATATTTATCATCCTCAGTTATTTGTGGAAAAACTAAAACAAAGGCAGTAATATCATTTGTACTTGAAAGATCCAAGCCGCCATAACATTCTCTGCCTTTAAGTTTTTCAATATTAACTTCAAAAGAGCACTTGTTCCAAACATCCATAGGCATCCATCTTACAGATTGTTTAACCCATTGATTAAGTCTAAGCTGCCTGAATATATTTTCTTCAGCTGGATTTTCCTTTGCACTATTAAAACGCATCTCTAACCTTTTCAATAGGTATAGTATGCCCAAGAGAAGGATTTACTTTATACCAATTTTCTTCTAAACTCCAATCATCTTCATCTTTAATTCCATATATCACAGGATAAAAAGTTTTATCAATTTTCTTACCTCTTAAAATGTCTCCTGCCTTTTGATGTACCTCATAGCATATAGAATTTCTATCTGTTCCAGCGGTTGTAATTAAAAAGAACAGCGGCTGCATTCTTGCATCACCACTGCCCTTTGTCATAACATCATATAATTCTCTATTAGGTTGTGCATGTAACTCATCAAAAATTACTCCATGAACATTAAGTCCATGTTTACTAAATGCCTCTGAAGATAAAACTTGATAAAAGCTTCCAAGAGGCATATACACTAATCTCTTTTGAGATATTACAGGCTTTATTCTTTTCTTAAGTGCCGGACATTGATCCACCATATCTACTGCAACATCAAATACAATAGATGCCTGCTGCCTGTCCGCAGCACAGCCATAAACTTCAGCTCCCCATTCATTATCTGCACAGGTAAGATAAAGAGCTATAGCTGCGGCGATTTCACTTTTCCCATTTTTCTTTGGAATTTCTACGTATGCAGTATTATACTGTCTGAACCCATTTTCTTTAATATTTCCAAATATATCTTTAATAATTTTATCCTGCCAGGGTAATAAATCAAATGGAACTCCATGCCACACGCCCTTTGTGTGCCTTAAATTATTTATGAACTTTACTACTTTTTCAGCTTTCTTTTCATCAAACATCTTTACACCATCCTTAGAATGTCTTCCATAGGATCATCAGTTTTACCTGTTTCTGTACCTACTCTAATCCTAGTACGGGATGATGGTGTTAATCCAAATTCAGAGCAAAAGTCCTTCATAATTTTAAGATAGGTTTGAGCAATAGAAACTTGCGGCACCTGTTGAATATATCCTGATGGTGTTTTAAAAATAGTACCATGTTTTGTTAAAAATTCTTCTGCTTCCTTCCACCTTGCATAAGCTTGGCAGTATCCAGCAAAAGCAGCTGCATCAACCTTGGTAAGTACACCTACTTGTTCTAATGTCTTTGTCATCCTTCTCCATTCTTTTTTTAGCTTCTGGTTCAAGCCATGACGGACATTTTGGAGCTTTCTTTTCAGGTTTTGGTTCATTTAAATTTAAAGGTCTTTTTCCTGGATTTCCTTCAAGAACCTTTAGAGCTGTTGGTTTTGGTTTTCTTCCCCTTGTCGCCATGGTTTCACCTCTAATTTTAAAAAAATAAAGACTTATACTTAAATAAGCTCACTCCACAAAGTATAATGTTTATAATTAATTCTACATTCAAAGCTATCTTAGTTAAATTATCTGATTACATTTTTGTCTTCATGTATTTAGATATTATTACATCAAATTTTTGTTCATTAAGCTCTAACTTTCCATATTCATTTTGGTTTGAAATATTATATACCTCATCACTTTTATATAATATATGTTTCTTAGGATAAAAACTATATATCCTTTCAATACCATCTGACTCTTCTAAAAATTTAATATTTTCATCATGTATACTAATAATAGATATAATATCTCCTTCTTCATTGGTTAATATAATTGCTTCATTTATTTCAGAATAAATGAAGTTTAACTTAATAACTTCTTTCCCTGATTTTCTAATAACTTGAAACTTTATAGTTTGATAAAACTCATATTCCTTATCTAGTTTATATTCTACATTTTCAATACTTTTATTTTCCAAACATTTATCTATAATCTCATTCACCCAAGTTATAATTAATTCATTACTAGCTAACCACTGCTCATGTGTTTCCTTTTTAGCCTTTTCTAAAATTTTATCC